GAGTCGGCACCTGTATGTAGGAACATCAAAAGGTACACGGCACATGGGACACGTAGGGTCTGGTCCGGTACAGCTCGCCTTCCAGCGGTCCAGACATTTGACATGAAATTCGTGCCCACAGTCGAGTTTACGTGTAGCGCTTTGACCGCCCATACACGCCAGACATACCGAGCAGGCCGTCCCTCTATGTTGCCAGCAGCGCTCTTGCCCTAGGCCTAGCTTCTGGCGACATGGGGTTCCTGATAGGGTGAGCGCCCCACATTCCATTAATTTAGTATCAGTATTACTTTTCACCTGGCTCGTCGCGGTCTCGCCTACCTGGACCTTCTCGCCCTCAGGACCTCCGCCTCGAGGGACCGGATCGCGTCCCGGTACTTTTCTCTCATATTCTCCTCTACGTGTTTTCTGAATACAATTATCGGGTCATCGTCCTGCTCCATGCGGCACTGGGGACACTCGATGCTCGTCTCGAACCATGTCATGATACACTTTCCGTGAAATGCATGTTTGCACTTGAGCTTCTTGGCACTCGACCGTTTAATCTCCTCAAGACAGACGGCACATGTTTGTGAAAGATGTGCAAGGCACTTCCCGTCCTGGACCGCCTTCTTTTTGCACTTGGCCCCTGTTAGGGTCACTGACGAACAGTTCATTGATCTGATAGGATACTACAAATTTCCTTGTGAATTTCCTCCACACTCCTGTTTGCGTTGACGATGTGTACTCGGCACGGTACATTTCTGACGAGTTTCTGGTACTCTTCAGCCAGTTCGTCCAGGTACTTGCGAGTCACGCCCGTGTCCCCCGCCTGATGACGCTTTTGGATGTGTTCCCATGCCAGGTCCAGATCCTTGGACAGGAAAATGTACACGTCGGGGTACCATGCGTACTGATCATAAAACTTGGAGTACGTCAGGTCCTCCTGCTTGGTCACAGTCCCCTTCTTAAGCAAAACGGGCCAAAAGACCCACCTGGAACTCAAGAGGGACCGTTCGTAAATGACTGGTTCTGAGGTTTTCACAGGCCTGAGCGTTTGGAGAATCACCATGTGAAAATAGAATGCCCAACGTTTGGGATCCTTGTAAAATTCTTCGAGAGGCCATTCATCGATAGGCTCTCGGCGAACTTTCCAGCCCTTTTGCTCGAGCAACCCGAGCTGGGTCGTCTTGCCTGAACCGATGTTACCATCGATGACGACCCGGGGCATTAATTAATTTACGTTTTAATTCTTTAGTATGGAGCGAACGGCTCGGCAGTATAAGTTGAGCGCATGGCAGGGCTGGGGGTGTTGACGGGCGGGGCTGGAGTTGCGGGAGCACATGGTGGACAGAAGGACACTGGGCGCTTGGCTTTCCATGCCGGGTCATAGCACAGACCCATGCCAACATACTCATTGTCGCACAGCATACCCGTAAACGTCAGGGACATCCATATAGTCAGGAAAATCACAAGAATAAGCGTAGCCACGCCCCACATTTTACTATTAAATGACAAATTATTCTTGTTCTACAAGAACCTTGGGTTCACTTGAACGGCAAGCAGCGTTCTTCAGGGGCAGGGACAGCGCCTCGGGGCCCTTGGACTGGAGAAACGCCCGCCACTTGTAGTTGTCCTGGAAAGCGATACCCTCCTTGGCCATGAGCATATCTTGCATAATGCGGTTGGAATCGAACGAAGTGATGCAGCGACCATCAGCCATGCCAATGCGCTCAGACATTTGATACTATCACACTATATTTTTTATTTCGTCCGCAATCTCCTTCAACTTGTCGAGGTTGTAGTTTTCGTCATAGTCTTGCACATACTCGAGCTCCATCGAGAGATCCTCGAACTTGTCCTGGTCATCGAGGTTCATAATCTCATTCTCGAGCACCCGCATAAACCGGGCAATCTCGGCTTCTGTAGGAGACTCCAACGCGTAAAACTCTTCATAAGCCGCACCGTAATCACGCTTTACCCGGCGGACCGGAGGTCCTCTGGTAGTCGGCTCTGCACGAGGCGGCTCAAAGTGCCTGTTTTCCAGGACCCGACCCCACTCTTCAAACGTTGCCCCCATGATCGTCCCAAACAGCTCCGGGGTTGCGACCGGCTTGACGAAAATCGTCGAGTCGAAATTTTTATTCAAAATTTTATAAGCCTGAGCAATCTCGTCGAGGGTCTGAGCCCCGGTTACGATAATCTTGCCCGTGCTGAAGATGCTGGCCGTCACCTGCTTCATACCCGGCCCCGGAACAAACTTAACCTTGACGGCACTGTACCGGTCTGGGTCAAAAGTCACCTTGAACCCTGGAACCTTGGCCAGCTTGCCGATAACCTTGTTCAAATTTACAGATGAATTCAGAGAAAAGTTGGTGTTGATCATCTTGACAGATGCGTCGGCAACTGGTGGGGGCGTCTCCAAATCCAGAACCGCTGCCAAAATAAAGGACAGTTGACGGAGAATACGGCGACAGTCAAACAGGTCCGCACAGCCCGCGACCTGGATAGAACCGTTTCCGAAAATCTTGATGCTCTTGCGTGAGTAAGCATCCTGGTAACCGATAGTCACCTGGTTGTAAAAGGCTGTATCCTTCATCTTCCACTCAAACCCGCGAAACTTGGAACCCTTACGACGGACAATCACTGACCCGAGCTCATTGAATTTCTCTTTAAATTTCTTGAGGTCAATTTCCTGAAGAATTTTAGAAATCATAGTGATTGTCGTGATCCGGACCCACGATGGATCGGGACGCGTCGGGTCCTCGACGAGCCCCTTGCGAATCTGGGCGAGTTTTTGAATGTATGGAAACGAGTCCATGGTGGTTGTTTACATAGATGGTTCGACCGGGTTTCTTCAAAACCCTGGCCCTCACTGGACACGTTTTTTTGCGGCCCGTTTGGCGATATTCGCAAACTTGGTCCGGAGGATATAAGACTTCATCACCTTCTTGTAGTGTTTTTTGAGCTTCTCGTCGTTCGGGTGGATGTTGTTGGTCCGCGTGATGTTGTGGGCCATCAGGGAAATCAGCTTCTGTTTCTTGACGGCGTTGATGACGCGGTTGAGTTCAGTCAGGCGGACGCCCCGGGTGGACTTTTTGGGCCGCCGAGTCGCCTTGCGTCTCTGGGTCTCGGGTGTCTGCGCCATCGTGTTCAAACCTTCTAGAATTTTGACCGTTTGCGACACGCCACCGAGGTTCTGAACCGCCTTGATGGCGGCGGGGCTCACACCTCGCGTGTTGATTGCCAGACGCACGTTTCCGCCAGTCTCGTTGAGAGCCTCGGCAGCCTTTGCCACCTCTGGGGCTCCCCCTGGAACCAGTGCAACCTTCTGGAGAGCATTCGTAGGACCACCAACGTTGTTGATTGCTCGTTGTTGAGTAGAAGGCAAAGGGGGTGGCGGAGCTCCACCGCCGATCGCCCGTCGAATGGCGTTTTCGTTCGAGACGGTACGACCAGGTTCGTAGTTTATTTGTCGAGTACGGCCAGGTTCGTAGTTTATTGGTCGAGCACGCGGCGGCTCGGAACGTACAATGGCTCTGCGGAGGGCGTTTGTGTTTTCACGGCGTCGGCCGTAATTGAAGTTTGATTCGCCCGGGTACCGTCTCACCACTCGGCGCTCGTAGTAGTTTTCTTCCCCGATTCTCCGCTTCTGGAGGCGGCGGCGTTGAATCTCAAGGGCGTTGCGAATGTTGCGGTTGTTTACGCCTCTCAGATTTCTGATGAAATTTGAAACCCTATTGAGGCTGCTCACCTCGCGAATCAATNNCGCCTCTCAAATTGCGAGTAAAATTAGAAAATCTGTTTAGGTTGGTAATCTCACGAATCATGGCAATAATCGCCGCCACAATCTCACGACGCCCACTAAAGTTGGGTGGGAGCTGTTTCAGGAGCTCTATAAGGAGCGACAGACGCTCACTGCTCGAGTACGACGAGTACCGAATCTTGTCCAGAGAATTCTTTATAAATTTAGAAATGGCCGAGTTGACGTTTGTCGTGTTGCCCGGATTCTCACGTCTCCATCTGAGGAGGGCCGCTAAATCGAGTTTAAAAAAGTTGGGGCGACCTACTGGGCCCGACGGCGCACCATCACCCGTGTTCAAGTGCCAACCCGTCCGATCTTTTTTGGTTCCAAAATACCACTTGCGGCCATTCTTGGGTCGGTTAGCCTGTCTGAACGTGCTTGCCGCGAAAAAATTGGGCATTCTGTTACCATTGGTCCTGAAAAGATTCACGATTACCCTTAAAATTAGGTTGGCCGTATTTTTATTCACGGGTTTGGGAGCCTGAGAAATCTTCATCTTAATCTCCTCAGCTTTGGCGGGTGTTTCGTTCTTGACCAGGGCATCCGTAATTATTTTCAATATTGAATTTGAACCGGGCGCACCGGTAACCTTCACAGCCTCCTCGGCGGTCGGCTTGGTCAGCGCTTTGGTTGGACCCAGTGAATTTTGGATCAATTTTAGAATCAAACGGGCCGTGTTTGATTTGGGCGTGTTCCCAAGTGACGCGGCAAGTTCAGGTTTTAGCACAGTCTTCAAATTCTTTCCGGAATTCAGTGCAGACCGTACTATCGAAATAATCGCATCAGCGATGGCATCGGGAGGGAATTTTTGTTTCAAATTGGTTGCCGAGATCCCACTCACAATGAGTCGTACAATTTCATCAGCACTCATCCCTACTAAGGCTCGAGACAAAAAAAACGTGTCCCGTGAAGGTCACGACTGGGCTTGGTGTAGGGTCTGTAGACGCAAAAAAGCCGAGCGATGCTCAAGACTCGCCTGATTTCTCCGTACCAGCACGAAGGTGTCCGATGGCTCGTAAACAGAGAGCTGGACAGTGTGTACCCCGGAGGGTTCCTCTGTGACGAGATGGGGCTGGGAAAGACTGTCCAGCTCATCGCAACCATGTTGGCCAATCCCAAGCCGCACACGCTCATCATCGTGCCCAAGTCCATTGTGGGCCAGTGGTGCTCCGAGGTGGCCCGGTTCGCCCCGAGCCTGAGCACCTACGCATTTGACGGTCCCAATCGCAAGTTGCCTGACAAGCTCCCTTCTGTCACGGTGGCTCCGTACTCTGTACTGCCTCAGCGTCCGGGTGGACCGATCTGTGAACTCCTGGGTGTCAACTGGGACCGTGTGATTCTCGATGAAGGCCATGAGATTCGCAACCGGAAAAGCAAGGGTCACCTTGCTGCCCGGGCCTTGAGGTCCCCTATTCGCTGGATCGTGACCGGTACTCCCGTATTCAATTCGATCAAGGACTTTGTGGCCCTGTGCGCCTTTATTGGTATTCCACGTGACGTGGCCCAGGGGTATACGAATCGGATTCGCGAGACGTACGTTCTCCGCCGTACAAAGGAGGATGTGGCCCAACACAATTCCCGCCTCGAGTTGCCCCCGTGTGACTTTCAAAACCTAGAGCTGGAAATGTACCCTGAAGAGCGGGACCTCTACAAGGATGTGTTTAGCAAGGGCCAGGAGATTGTACGCCACGTGTTTGCGGCTGGTACGCAGCACCTTCACCAGATGGAACTGCTCGAGTGCCTTCTGCGTGTCCGCCAGGTGATGACGTGGCCTCAGTTGTACCTGGATGGGATTGCCCTCAAGGAGGAGACTGACCCCGAGCCTTGGTTTGGCCGTTCCAAGAAGATGGAGGTTTTGATGGAAAACATCAAGTCCCACCCCAAGGAAAAGGCTCTCATTTTTACCCAATTTATGGGTGAAATGGACCGGATCCAAGAGCTTTTGGCGGCCGAGGGCATTCCCACGCTTCGGATAGATGGCGGGGTTCTCAAGGAGCAGCGAGAGGAACGCATCCAGTCTTTCAAAAAGGGTCCGGCCAACTCGGTATTCCTGATCCAAATCAAGGCGGGTGGGGTGGGCCTCAACTTGCAAGAGGCGACTCGCGTCTACATTACGTGTCCAGCCTGGAATCCGGCGACGGAACTCCAGGCGATTGGCCGAGCTCACCGTACCGGACAGACGCAAAAGGTGGTTGTGCGTCGCTTGATTTACACGGGGGAGGAGGGAGTCGAGCCGTTGCCGAGCGTGGAGCAGAGCATCATGCACTTGCAAGAGGGCAAGGCGAAGGTTTGTGCAGAGGTGCTCAACGACCCACGGCTCACGACCCAGGTGCCCAACGTGACACGTACGAAAATTAATATCCAGACCCTCAGAAAGATTTTCGCAGTCTAAATTAAATGTCGATTGGGAGTCGTGCTCAGGTTTATCACGGCAACGCCACCGAGACTGCAGGCGGCCTCAAGAAGAAGGATCTGAAAAAGGATCGCAAGTCTGGCGAGATTGTCAGCAAAGCCAAGTCCAAGGATGAGAAGAAGAACCCGTGGATAAAGGCGGTCGCAAAGGCCAAGAAGGATCTGGGCATCAAGGGCTTTGCGCTAGTTCAGGGACCACTGCTGGCCAAGGCGCGTGAAATTTACTCCAAGTGAGCGCACACACCCTTTTCTAAAACAACCGGGGCGTCCTCGTCCTCTTCGTCCTCGTCCCCCCCGTAAAACTTGATCTGCGAGGCTCGAACCGTCAAGCCCCACACGTCGTTGAAAAAGTAGTTTGACTCTACGTTGACAATACAACTCAGTTCTTGCCCACGAAAGAGACATTCTTGGATTTCGGGCACGACCTGTTTTGAATTTTCGTCGAAAATATACGTCGAATCATCGATTTTGATTCTCAGAGAGCCGTTTAACATGTTGGACTTGAAGGGTTCTTGTGGACAAAGACGACGCTCTAGATCGGTCCACCATTCGATAAACTCGACGTTGGAAAGGTCCACGTTGAAGCTCTTGTACTGCGAAACGCCCCAGGTGCACATGCCGCGTGGAATTTGAAAACGCAGAGGGCGTCCTTCGTACACGTACTTGCTCTTGTCTCGCGCGCCGGGTACTACATCTATCAAGTCTTTATTGAGATCGTACCACAGGACCATCGTACTGATAAATAAAATGTTGCGTTTTTTTAAGTAGTCACCGATGGGACACACGATAAAAGGTCAGTGGCCTCACATGTACCGCCCAAGTGCTACCCGCCGTGCTTCGGGTCTTTCGCCAATCAAAGAGACCAGCTACTGGAACAAGCTGCGTCAATCCGTTAAACGGGCGTCCCAGATTAAACGCAACATTCGTACAAAAGGCTCGGCGACTCGCGGTCGTTTCACCATGCGTCAGGCGTCCCCTCCAAAGAAAAAGAATAAGAGCTCGGTGACCCAGTGGAAAAACACATCACCGGGAGTGTATTTCTTGTCAGCCCCATACAAAAAGGGCCGGTTCACTGTTGAGAATATCAAGGGGTTTGTGCCGTGGCCTAAAAAGTCGGCCCCGAAACGTTAATCACGCGGGCCAGCCCCGAACCGCGAAGCAGGACCCGAAGTTCTGTATAAAATGGTTCCCGATGGTTTGGTTCGACGACGTACGTACCGTCCGGGCCCGTCATCTCAACTTCGTGCGTCTTCCCATCCTCATTGAAACATGTCATAAGTTGGTCAGTGTAACTGAGTTCAAAAGGTCGACGAACTATATGGTGTCCGGGAATCCTGAAAATGTGAAGGGACTTGGTTTCTAAATTATAAATCAGCCCGTCATGGGATTTTAAAAGGTACCAGAGTCGCCAAGACCGTGCTTCCGGTATTTTCTTGGGCTTAATTTTGAAACATAATTGAACATCGATCGAAGGCTCGGACCATTCAATTATTTTTCGAATCAATTCTGGTGGTAAAATCTTCCAGATTTTTGGGTCCATCTACGTACCTTATTTGAATTTTACTCTTTTATTTACAAAGACCAGATGGTTCGAGCACGTCGACGGGCCTATTTGGCCCTCGCCTGAAAACATGGTCATCTGGTAATCTTCCCACCCCATGTTGAAAATGTGTAAATTGTCTTGGCTCCGGTACTGTGAAAACTTTAGGCCCTTCCTGAGTATCCAGTAGGGATGTTCCTGTTCCGCCAGTCCAGTAAAGTCCCACATGGTCTTGGTCAGGTGATCATACACAATTTCGGGTCGAAATTCAAGAAGGGTCCGGGGGATCAACAGTTTTCTGGGACGAATCTTGAATGTGACCCTTTGTTCAATTTCGTCTGAAAATTCAAGGACCCTTGTGAGAAGGTTCATTTTTTATGTTTCTTTATTTTAAATATGGTAGTAGTACCCACCGCGTTCCAGCTGGCGAATGAAGCCAATGCACGAGAATCAGCGAGACTGTCCAAGCTCATCAGAAACTTGCAAAATATTCAAAATGTCACGAACAACTGGACCGCTGCTAATTGGGCTCGTACTTTTAATCCGAATGAAGAGCACTTCCAGGCTTTGTATGAAGCGCGTAAGAGGAACCCAGCGGCATACAATTTTGCCAAGTTGATAAAAAATAAAAAAGAACTCGTAGAGAAACGAAAGGCTCGTCTTGCGATGTACGGTTACCTCGCGAAACAAAATAATTGGGAGTCGCGCATTCCAAACTGGGAAGCTGAATTATTTAGGCGTGTCCATAAAACTGTCAGTGGACGGCCTGCACCCGCCTTGCCGAGTAACTTTAACCTGCGTCGTTGGCGCAACGCGTTTACGAAAGAAGGGACGCTCAAACCCGTGTCCGGTAAGGAGCCCGTGCGTTTCGTACCTAAAAAGCCGGTACACGGGTTTATCCCGACACTTAAAGAACTTGCATGGAAAGCAAAGAGTTCGAACGAAAACTTCGAGACTGTGAAAACGATGTCGAACGCCCAGCTTAAACTTTTGTCCAAGGTGGGACCGATAAACTGGACCCTTTTGAAACCCAAGAAACGCGTGTCCCCTCTTCCGGAGAAAAACGTGACAAGGTACCGTCGTGCAGCTGCGGCGCGTGTCATTCAGCGCCACCTCAAGAGACACCAAAAGAAACATGCGAGTCGGGGACCGAGTCCACGGTCACCACGGACCCTGGCACGTGAGACCGCACTTGGTATCATGGGAGGTGCAAGGCGTGCACCGGGCTCACCGAACAACACGCGCATCACGTGGAGCCGCAACGCAAACGGAAAGATTAGCATCCACCGGACGCTCAATAAACTCCACCTGAATCTGACGCAGTCACAGAGAAACGCACTGAACAAAATGTCTGAGAATCAAGCCATCAACGCCATCAGACAGCTAGCCAGAGCACATTAAACACCCCTCTGGATTCGCCAGCGAACACGCGAGCTTCTCCTCGGCGGTAGGCGCCAGTGGTGTAATCGTCACTTGCTGAGGCTTGGCCTTCGCTCGTGTTCTCAAATAGTACATCCCGGTCTTGAGACCGCGGGAGAACCCGTACATGTGCATAGACGACAACTTTGCGACGGTTGGATTCTCCATGAAAATGTTGAGCGACTGGGATTGGTCGATGAAAGCACCGCGATCCGCACTCATCTCGATGATTGACTTTTGTGGAATCTCCCATACCGTTCTGTAAATCGCCTTGAGCTTTTCTGGAATGTCCAGCCCCTGTACGGACCCACCGGCTCGCACAATTTCCGTCTTGATGTCGGGCGTCCACTTTCCGATCGCCATCAAGTCCTTGACCAGGTGCTTGTTCACCATCACAAACTCACCCGCAAGCGTCCGACGCAGGTACAGGTTCGTCGTGTACGGCTCGAACGCCTCGTTGTTCCCCATAATCTGAGCCGTCGACGCAGTAGGCATGGGCGCCACGAGCAGAGAGTTGCGAAGGCCCGAACGCTTGATTTGCTGCTTCACAATGTCAAACGTGTTTAGTTTCAGGCCCCACATGTCCGGCTGTAGGATTCCCTGGGACGCAGGTGAACCCTCGTACGTCTCGTAGGGCCCCTCCTCGGCTGCCAGGTTGGCCGAGGCTGTCAGTGCCGCACGGTAAATAACCTCAAAGATTTGAGAGTTTAGCTCACGAGCCTCTGGCGAGTCAAAGGGCACCCCAAGCATCATGAAAACATCCGCCAGTCCCTGGACCCCAATACCGATGGGACGGTGACGCATGTTCGACTTGCGGGCCGCCTCGGTCGGGTAAAAGTTCTTGTCGATGACCCGGTTCAGGTTACGCGTCACAATCTCCGTCACGTAGTGCAAGTTTGTAAAGTCAAAGTTCTTTTGAGTACCCGATGAGCCGTCAGCCGCCCCATACTCTGACTCGCGCACGAACGTCGGCAGGCAAATGGACGCCAGGTTACAGACGGCAGTCTCGTCAGGCCCGGACACCTCCATGATTTCGGTACAGTTCCCTGCAATCACACCATTGAAGATGCCCATGTGACGCTTCGGCTCGTTGAAGCAGTATGTTGCGTCGGTGCGTCCATTATCCTCAATTGATACCACGCGGACATACTCACCCGTGAACGAATCAGTATCGGGACGTTTCCAATCAATGAGTGTATCACCCTTGACAAGGTCCTTGGCGTCCCGGATTCCATCCACGGTATGAAACTTGTGATAGTCGGTACATTCGAGTACCTGGTTATTCGTGAACGAAACTCGGACGAGCCGAGAACGGTCGCTCGTTTTCACGATTGTCACCTCGGACCACTCCTCCCCATTCCACACCTGGACTTTCTGATCAACCAGGTCTGAAATAACTTGATGGCCCTCATTGGTTAGGATCTTCGTCTCAGGTGCGACGCAGAGGTTTGACGACTTGATGACGCCGATGTTCTTCTGGTTCGACTTGGCGTTCACAGAGTCTTTGTAACCCATGTAGGGCGTACCAGTCTCAATCTGCGACTTGAGCATCGCGTCCCAAACCTGTCGCGCCTTGACCACGCGCTTGTACCGACCCTGTGCGACATACATACGATACAGCTCGTTGAACTCCTCACCGTACACGTCAGGAAGTCCAGGGCACTCGTGGGGACACATCAGGTGCCAATCCTCATCCTTCTCCACCTTTTCCATGAACAGATCCGGGACCCACATGGCTGTGAACAGGTCGCGACACCGCATCTCCTCGTCACCCTGATTCAGGCGAAGCTCGAGAAACTCCATAATGTCTGCGTGCCACGGCTCCAGGTAAATGGCAAAGGACCCCTTGCGTTTGCCGCCACCCTGGTTGACGTACCGTGCCGTGTTGTTGAAGACGCGGAGCATCGGCACGATACCGTCGGCGACCCCGTTCGTCCCCTTGATTCGGGTCCCGTTTGCACGGATGTTCGAACAGTGGATGCCGATACCACCGGACCACTTGGAGATGTGTGCACACTCCTTGAGCGTCTCGTAAATGCCCTCGATGGAGTCATCCTTCATGGCTACCAAGAAGCAGCTTGACAGTTGTGGATTGTTTGTACCGGAGTTAAAAAGCGTAGGAGTTGCGTGTGTAAAGTACTTTTTGGACATGAGGTCATACGTCTCTTTGACGCGCGGGTAGTCGTCTCCGTGGATACCAAGAGCAACACGCATGAAAAGGTACTGAGGCGTCTCACCCTCGTTCAGATAACCCTTTTGCAAAGTCTTGATTCCAAAATACCCAAAGTCGTAATCGCGCTTGTGATCGATCCAGGCATCCATCTCGAGCTTGATGTACTTCATGTACTCGTCTGAGACGATACCCTTTGCGTGCAGAGCCAGGGCACAATCCGAAAAGCACTTGGGGCAATTCTTCTGAAGGTTACTGACCGTCACGCGCATTGCAAGGGTCTCGTAGTCGGGGTGTTCGGTGATCATCGCCACAGCCACTTCGGCCGTCAGGTTGTCAATTTCCGAAGTGGAGATACCGTCATACATGCTCGTAAAAACCTTCTGGGCCACCTTGTCCGGCTGGACGTTCAGGGGCTCAAACTCAGGCGCCTGATTTAGTTTTGAAATTCGTTTGGTCACCTTGTCGAACAGCATCTCAGTGGAGTCACCCGACCTCTTGACGACCTTCATTTTGTTTTACAGAGAGTGAAGTTTTTAAGGTCGAAAAAAAACTTTACTCATATAAATGAATAATCCGCGGATACCTCTTCCGCCCCTTGCCAATCTTGGCTCAAGAATCAACCTGAACAATGCAAAAGCAAAACTTACGAAACGCAGGCAAGAAGCAAAGAATAGTGCGAATTACTTTTACAAGATGGGTATGACGCCATTGTTTCGTGAGATGAACCGCGAGGTGAACAGAACGAACGACATGCTGAAAGAAGTCAACAGACGTATCAAAATTAGACATGAGAATCTCAGCAAACGTCACTTTTCACGCGCAAATCTCAATAAAGTTCTCAATGCGCGAGAGCGGTACAAAAATGCGAGTACATATCATCTGTATATAAAAGCAGTAGAAAACCTCATGAAAAAGTACCGTATTCCTCGGTCGAATCGGGCCCCCTGGAATCTGGTCAATAAGATGATCAACGAGAACAAGTTGTCTCGGAACCAGTTGGCTCACACGTATGGTCTTCATTGGCAGATTCAGGCGGCAAAGAAACGTCGTGCTCGTACTTGATTTTTTATGCTCGTCTAACATCAAATGAGCACCCGTCTGCTCCCAACGCCTCTGTCGGACGCCTTTTTTTCTGAATTCAACCGTGAGCAGGTTCATGCCATGATCATCGACTCGGTCCAGAGCAAGACGGGTGTGAGAATCGAGCGTCAGAATGATGCGGACCTCCAGGCTCTCATGAAGCGCGTGTGGGCCAACATGTCCCGTGACCAGTACAGAGATGTGCGTGGACAGGTTAGCGCCATGAACCTCCAAACGGTCAAGGAGGCGACGGCAACCGTGTCGACCGGCGTTCTCCAGCAGCTCGTGTACCTGCGTGACATTTCCTCAAACCCCGTGCCCCTGGCTGCACCCGTCAGCACCAGCACGTATGGAAATAAAATGCCATACAACAGCAAGATTGCATTTTAAATGCGCGCCCTGGATGACATCCTGGTTGGTTTCTTCATCTTTTTCGCTATAGACCGCGCCATCCGTCTCTTCAGCAACACAGTCGTGGAGCCCTGGGCCCAGACCAAGACGGGCAACGAGCGTTCGGTGGAGAGTTGGAAATTAGGATCAGAATTCGTGATGCTCATGGCGGCTCTCCTCGTCGTGTTCAAGATGCGACGGTTCCTGAACAAAGCTTAGAGAAGTCACGTGTTTTTTACATAGCTACAATGAATAGATTTCGCGATGAAACTGCGGAAATTTGTAAACAGAAAGGGTGGGACAAGGCGCCCGTCAGTATCGTCTGGATGTTACTGAATGAAGAGATGGGGGAACTGGCGTCAAGTATCCGTCAGAATCAGAGAATTTACAAAAAAACGGGACTCAAAAAGGATCGGGGGACTGATGTCATGATGGAGATGGGTGACGTGTTTAGTTATCTTTTCCAGTTGGCCCACATGCTGAACGTGGACATGGACACGATGTGGGACTTGCACCGACAAAAGGTCCAGTCCAAAGTTTATTCTAAAAATAATGTGGGCATATGTTAATGGCTACCGCCGCACTGGCGTGTGACGACCTGAGCATCAACCGCTTCAACCCTTACACGTGGTCCGGAACTTTCGGTGTTTATTCCGACGGGTTCCCGAGCACGATACCCATAGATGGTTCTTGGACCACTGAAATTAGCGAAGAGCCTACGGTTTACGCGGATGCACTTGCAGGTACCGCGGACCCAAACATGAACGTTTCGGGCTCCATGTACTTAAAGACGGTCGATTCGAGCCCCGCACCTTTCCGTGGATTCCCGGCACGCAAGAATGAGTTCCCAGACGGTACCGTGTCGTGGGTACGTCCAGGCCAACCATGGAGCTGGACCGGTGGTCACCGCGCGCCCGATGATACGTGGACGGTACGCGTTTTGCCATGGCAAAACCTCCTGATTTGGCTCGTACTTTTGGCCCTGGCCCTGTACCTGTTTTCGCGTCTCAAAAAGTAAGCACCTTGGGTGCCACCACCTTGACCAATTTCTTGGCTAAATTCTCTTTTTCAATTTTGGACCGTTCATCCAGCTTGGGACACGAGTGAACCTCCAGCTGAATGCACTTGGCACAAAAGTTCCCTTGGCACTCACGACACTTGAGAAATCGGTTCTTATGGGCACAAGACATTTTCGGACCAAAAATGTCCGCAAACGCCTCCTCAGGGCTTCTCATCTATTATTTCACAAGCAATTTCATTCTTAAGCGGTTCTTCGTCAATCACCTCACAAAGTCCATTGATTCGACCATTGACGACCCGTTCCCAGATGGCTTTCATCGTTGGCAAATTTTTTTGAAACCACTCGCGGTCTCTCTTGACGCGGACGACGACAAACTCGGGCTCAGTGCCTTCGGCACTGGCTGGTCTATACTGAACAAAGTCACACTCCTCGAGGTCCGTAATTTCGAGTTGAAGCTGAACCTGTGGAAGGTAGTGCTTGGGCACCTTCGCCTCGATTTTGCGCGTCAAGGGACACTTGATTTCAATCAAAAGACCATCCTCCGTGACGCCGTCAGGTGAAGCCCCGAGCCATGGGTAATCTCTGTGCTGAACGAGCCCAATCTCATGGGATTTGCGACCCGTGCGTTCGTCATAAAGATCACGAACCAGGGGCTCGAGTGCCGTTCCGTGAGCCGTTGCTGCGTTTCCTGCCCATTTAAGGTTCAGAACCTTCTTTTTCACAAACGCCTCTGGAGATTCATATCGGCTTTCGCCTATCGCGCTCGCAACGTCACTCGCCGTAATCATCTGTTCGCGAAGCGCTAACCATTCATCGGATCTTTGTTCAGCGTACTCAGCCGCAATGAGCGCCTTGGCTTTCTGAACCACGTTCTCGCTTTGGAGGCCCCCCTCCATGCTTGCTCTTAAACCGCGGATCCGTCTTAAGTACAATTTCAGCCGCATTCTGTTCCGCCTGTTTTTTCGTAAGTGCAAAACCAGCTCCACATTCCATACCATCCACTATGACCGTAATGAAAAATTGACCGTTTGATTGACCATCCACACGATACTCGGGCAAAGGGTACTTGAGGGCCTGACACCAACGCATCAGTTGGTCTTTCCAGTTGTCATCCACGAGGGAGGTTTTTACTTTGGTAAAAACCTCGAGCACAAACTGCTTGGCGTGAACCATACCGAGGTCCAGGTAGATGGCACCGACAAGCGCTTCAAAAACATCCTCCATGATGTGTTCGTTGGTGTTCCAGCCGTTTCGCTCCCCCTTTTCATCCATCAAAATAAGCGTGTCGAGGCCAAGAGTCTTGGAAATTTCACAAAGAGTCTTGCCCCGTACCATCTTCGTCCGGGCCTTGGTCAGGAAGCCCTCTTGGTGTTTTTCGTATTGGTCAAACAGGTGTTTCGTGATTATAAATCCAAGGACCGAATCACCCATAAACTCGAGTGTTTCATATGAGCCATTCAGTCCGGAGTAACGTTTTAGAGCGCTCTTGTGTGTAAAGGCTCGCCGATACAATTCAAGGTCTTTGATTTTAGTCCCGACTAGAGCGTTCAGGGTTTCACGTGAAAGCTCGGGTGGGGAGTCCATTTTGTTTTGTATTACACTAGACGCAGACTTTTAAGCCAATGAGACCGAGTCCGAAGGACTCGTGATTGAAAAGTTTCGCCCGGGACAGTCGCGGAGCGACTGGAACTTTAGACCTTCGCCACCTTTGGGCGAACCTTCTTCTCCTTGGGGGCGTCCGCGGTCGAAGTCTCCTCCTTGACCTTCTTCTCGCGGGGCTTCTTCTCAGTCTCAGGGTCCTTGATGTAGTGCGGGTTGATGTACTTCTGGATGTTCAGAAAAGTCACCTGCGTACCCTCGGGAACCTGCAGCAGGTCCTTCAGGGTCGCATCCAGACTGATATTCTGGCCCGCCTTCAGCCCCTTCTCAGTCACGTACTGGTTGATACGGGTCGTCACCTGAGAACGCGAAATCTTCTCATCAGCCGGCAGGCTCAGAAAGGCCCGCAGCTTGTCCGTCACGTTCAGGGGCTTGTTGAACCCGTTATTCTTGGAACGAGCCGCCTGCTTCTCACCCGTCGGGTCCTCAAAGTGCAGACGAATCTTACGGATATCCTTACGCAGAGCCTTCAGCTCCTTGGCAAGCAGCTCGAGGGTAACTGGGGTATTATCGGCCATTTCTACTCTACATACGAGGCCCATCTTTAAGCCAGGGATATGAGTGCCAAAAACACAATCACCAACATCAAAAGTGGAATAATCATACGTTCCCAGACCGTCTGGTACCGCGTATCAGGCGGTTCATAGTTTGACGAATCTTTGATTTCAGTGGGTTCGTCGCTCGTGGCCAGGTTCACACCAAATCCTGATGGAAGTGCCGTCCCTGTTGACGCACGAAATTCATTCTTAAATTGGAGAATGGATGGGAGGGCCAGGTTGATGTTGCAGCGTGGCACGCAGCACCCGGTGTCGCACGGAGACACCAGGCCGTTCTGACGGTTTATGTACGCACACACCTGAGACCCAGGGTCCGTGGGGTTTGCGATACACTGACACCCCTTTGCAATCAGGTCAGAAGAACACGTACTCATCTACTCTTAAAGAAGAAATTAGTTCTTAGTACTAAATGGAGTACGCGACACCCCAGAAACTTCCAGACGGCCGCTACTTTCTGAAGATTTCTGGAGCTCGGCACCAGGTGAATAGCCTCGTTCTCCAGGATTCGCTCGCCTCCAAGTCGGTCAACTTCAAGACGGACTCGAGCATCTTTGGTGAGATTGATGCCCAGGTGCTTGCCCAGGCCAAGCAGTCCAAGCAGGAGTGGTTCGGCAAGGATCTGAGTGACGAGACTATCCAGAACGCTTGGCAGGAGAGTGTCACCGACGGCATTCTGGGTGCCTCGCTGGCCACCGTCAAGGGGCAGGTGGTGACTCTGGCGTTCGACACGCGTAAGAATCCAGTCGAGCTCGGGGATATCCAGGCGGGCACATCATGCGACGTCGTCCTCGAGCTGTCTGGTCTATGGTTTCTGAAAAAGTCGTTCGGGCCCATCTGGCGTATTCTTCAGGTGCGTGTTCGTGCAGCACCCAAGGTGCCCGAGCTTCCCAAGGAGTACCTGTTCTCAGACGAGCCAGTCGAGGAGGCCGACGAGGAGGACCCAGCGGATTATTTGGACTAAGTCCCCAGTCGAGGGACCGGAGGTCCCTTGGTTGTGTCCCGCGAAGCCTTCCTTCTCCAGTCCGTCCTCCCACCCGAGTCCTTCGGACTTGACCTTTCAGCCCAAAAAAATTATCGGTAACTTATAATAATATGAATCGCAAGGGTCTGGCCATTCTGCTCCTGGTTGCCGTCATACTTTTCCTCCTGTTCGCCCCCAAGTCTAGCGGCTTTGAGCTCAGCTCCAAGAACAGTGGCATCGTCGGTGCCGCCCTTGGTGGTTCCGCCGCACCCGCCACCTCATACGAGGGCGACGTGTCGGCCGCCAGCCTGATTCCCCGCGAGGTTGTTCAGACCGAGGACTTTGGCCAGTTCAGCCCAGACAAGATTCTGTCGGGCCAAAACTACCTGGATCCCCGCAGCCAGATTGGTTACCCGGAGACGGTCGGCGGCGTTCTGCGCAATGCCAACCAGCAGTTCCGTTCGGAGCCCATCAACCCCCGTACCCCAGTCAGCATCTTTAACCTCAGCACGATTCCCCCAGACACCATGAGTCCCAAGTTTGAGATATCGCCTGAGTTCCAGTAGCCAGTTCCGTAGGAGGAGCTTGTGCTCCGACGGGACCAAAGGTCCCTGAACTGTGTCCCCCTTCCGCCCCGCGCGTTAGCTAAGCATAAGTAATTTATTTGAAATTACCAGAAATGGACTTTAAATCAGCCATGACTGAGTGGGTCGCCCTCAAGGCCCAGTTGGCGGCAGCTCGCAAAGATCTCAGCGTTCTCAACAAGCGCGAGAAGGACCTTCGCAAGTTTGTCACGCATGAAATGAAAGAGCGCTCTATAGATACCGTAAAGGTTCACGACGACAAGGTTAAAGTGAATTTCAAGACGAAACAGACCCGCGGGTCTCTGACCAAGGATGTCATCAAGAAGGGTCTGGGCACCTTTTTCGGTGGTAACGAGGCTCAGGTTGAGGGTGCTTTCCAGGCCATTCTGGACGCTGCACCCGTCAAACAGACTGATGGCGTCACCGTCACGGGTCTGGCCTCCATACTCGAGGCTTAGAGCTCTGGGACGTTTATAATTCAAGAACAAAAATGGGTCGCAATGACGAGTACTCCCGTGACGCATACAGTTACGACCTCGCATACGACTCTGACGGGTCAGACGAGTTTGACCCCGAACTCCATCCAGAAGACTGGCAGGACATGTACTCCCAGGAACTCCTCGATGGTTGGATGAAGATTCGCGAGTACACCGAGGAGCGATACCTGGAGACCCGGGCCCAGTTTCCAGACTTTGTGGACCTTGTCATCAGCCCGGACCGTTGGTACCACGTGGAGACACCCACCCACCACCACGAGGCCATCTGGAACCTGATTTCCAATTTGCCAGTCATTCGTGACCGTGTTCAGGCTTCCAACTTTTACGGGTGGGCCAAAAATTATGTAGGTAATTTGTAACAATGTTCGACGTTACCGGTCCCAAGGTTCTCCTGCCCGCTATCCTGTTTGCCGTCCTGAGCCCAGGCATGCTCCTGGCTCTGCCCCGTGGCGCTGGTCTGCTGGTCCAGGCGGTGGTGCACGCCCTGGTCCTCACCTTTGTGTACTGGGCCATTGCCAAGTTTGTGCTGAAGATTAGCCTGACCCAGGCCGACCTGGTCGTCCCAGCGGTGCTGTTTGTGCTGCTGACCCCAGGCGTGCTTCTGACCATCCCACCCAAGAACGGCGGTCTGTTCATGTCTCGTCAGACTTCCCCAGTGGCTGTGGGTGCCCACACCGTCGTGTTTGCTCTGCTGTTCGCTTTTATGCGCGGCCAGTTCCCTCGCTATTATTAGATTAAAATTGTAGAATGGTCCGGTGCCTCGCCATCGGTCCAGGAGCCATGGGCTTCTTCCTTTATTTAGGAGTTCTTTCAAAACTAAAACAAACCGGCAAACTTGAGGATCTGCAAGAACTTGCAGGATCCTCAGCCGGGGGCCTCTTGGCCTTTCTGTTTCTCGCGACGAAAGGGGATCTCTCCAAGGTTCTCGACTATGCTCTCACCGTGCCCGTGAAACAGATTATGAAACCAAATTTGAAAAACTTTATGAAGAGCTACGGCCTCGTGCCCCCGACCAAGATTCGAAGAGTGCTCTCAGAGGCGTGTACCAGATTCATAGGTCAGCCTGACGTTACGTTTGAGGAGTTGTACGCGTGGCACCCCATAAAGTTCCACGTAAGTGCCTACTGCGTGGACCTTATGAAGACCGACTACTTTTCCGTGAATTCTACACCAAAATTGAGTGTCCTCGACGCGGTCAGTGCGACCATCGCAATTCCATTCCTGTTTTCAACTGTGAAAATAGGGGAGTGGACGTACATAGACGGTGGGGCGGCCGAGACAACCCCGTCAGGTCCATTCTTGGGAAGGGGCAACGAGGAGGTTCTGGCCATGAAACTCGCCTGGTCAAGGCCCGCGCCAGTCACGGACCTCAAGTCTTACGCCACGGGGATTCTCTATTCCACTATGAAATTGAGAGCCGTGTACGAGGTGCCTACCCTGGACCTGGATCTGGGGAATTCTGACGCGTTTGATTTTGGTGCGTCAAACGACGGGAAACTCAGGATGTTTATGAAGGGCCTGTCTACAAACTTTTCTTAGTTGAAATTAAAATGCGTCATATCCTTCGGTCTGGCTACGTCCAGCACCGTGCTCGCAAGACGGTCCGCGTCGCGGCGACCAAAGGTCGCCGGTCCTTTTCCTATGTCCGCAAGGCGGGCACGTCATACGTGCGTCCAGTTCCCATCAAGGATGTCGGTGCGGTTGGCAAGAGCCCCAAGGTTATCGGTAACCTGAAGGGTGGCATGCTCACCATGTACGGCTACCACCCAGTCGAGGCGATGACCAACCGCCACAAGGCTCTGAGCAAGTCTATCCGCGTCGGCCGTGAGGACCCGCACGCCGTCGTGAAGCGTCTGACGGCCATCAGCACGCTGACCAAGCGGACCCTGCCCCGTGCGTCCCGCATATACAAGGCGGATGCTCGTTGGGTCCACGAAAGGTACTCGAAATATTTTGGGCGTAAATGATAGATATGAACACTAAGGCGACTTCATTTCAACAGGAAATTACACGTGCGGCTCAGATGTGGGAAGGGTACAAGGTTGCTTTTTTCAACAGGAACGACGCAACTGCTGTACTACGAGCAAGTTTTTTGATATCATATTTACTTTTTAAATTTGAATTTGCTGCGGCCATGACGCATTATCCATGGATATTTGAAAGTTTATCGGATCTTAGATCAAAAATACCAAATCTTCGTGCTGCCGTATCCAGCCCCAACGCGAACAAACAACTTGGTTTCGACTATAAAGGGGCAAATAATCCACCAGGGTTTGGAACTGGTTCTTTTTATAGTTCTATGATTTTACTAAAGAAAAGTACTCATAATGCGCTGGTTAAAAACGGCGTATGGGTCGACATTGGTTCACCGGAATATATGAGAGCTGAAAATGACATGGTATCAATGTGTGAAAACATAGCAAACAGAAACGCAAATTTACGAGCTGCTGCAAACAGAGGAAATGTACAAAGTCTTTTCAGGTATACTTTTTACGGCCCACAATCGAAATTTATAAACTCGTTTTTTTATCATTCACTTGCAATGTTTGGATGGTGGGGATGTTATGGCATACGAGCTAGTAGCAGCAACAATAATCCCAATCTTTTAGCAAGAGGTTTTGTTCCCACTGAAAGACCGGGTTCATGTAACGTGGCCGGGCTACTAAACATGTATCTGTGGAAAAAAATGAATAAACTTGATGATCTCGTGTATATTGCACACGGTCGTACTCAAGTTGCAAAGGCGGGTGAAATAAATTCAATGACAGCTACACGCGCGGCCGGTACAGATGATGTACAATTTTGTCATCACGGCTGGCAGAGAGTTGGAAACCGACCTTCATTTGAATCTGGAACGGTTACAACGAATAATAGGCTGGGAAGATGGTGGCAGAGAACACTTTACAGTCATTCCGATGCATTTGATGTGCTTACATTGACGCCAATTTTCAGGTGCATTCAACGTCTTAAACGCCAAAATCGGACTCGGGTCGAATATCCGCGAAAACTCGTAACCACTTTAAATACGAGAATAAAAGACTTTTTAGAACATCATCTTTTTAGTACGTTACCGTCGACGGTTCAAAACAGAATAGGTGAAATGAAGTCGACTAATGTACTCCTACCACGTGCTCGTCAAGTGAACAACACGGCGGCTCGTCAAGCGGCTCTTAACGAACTTTTCCGTCAGGCGCGTCCAAATTGGAGAATCATGGTTAACACTATTGAATCAAATAGGTTAACAAGTAATCAAGCTCGAAACAGATATCCAAACTTTTTCAGAGGATTACCGAATAATACGGTACGAAGCATGGTCAATGCAATGCGAAACAATACAGAACTGGCGAGTAATGTAACTAATTTGGTGAGATCAGGTCCTACCAATCTTCGTGTAAATAGCGGTCCTGTTGCCGAAAGAATAGCCGCTCGTATTAGAAACATGAATCGTCGCTAAATATATTTTGTACGTAAATAGAAATGAATCAGGCGGTCGTAAGAAGTACCCGGGCAAACGCTGAAAGAATAGTTCCAAACATCGTAAGCAATGTCGAACGCGGACACTCGTATCTTGTCGCGGGACACGGTGGTCACAGACGTGGTTCCGGCTACTTTCCAGTTCCAGATGGAAAATACGTCGTGTTCTTTTCAAATCCGGGTGTTCCATTATCCGAAAACCTGATTGCAAACTCCAAGTTTCAGACCATGTTACAAACCCCGTTACACCTCAAGGAGTTTCTTTTAGGAACGTTAAACCGGAACAAAGTTCCCAACTTTTTGAGATATTCTCGAACAAATTTCAACTGGAAAAGAACACTTTATAGTCCTCGTACGCCGTGCCCGGATATGCATATTCAGTTCTGGGACCGGACCGAGCCGCGCAATACGAATGGAAACGGTGTACTCCAAAGATATATGGGCGTCTGGAAGTTGCCCGACTTTAGTCCTCGTAAATATGTCAACACAGTGAAGACGCTCAAAGAAATAGTTACAAACGGTCCTGCCGGTGTGTACTTTGTGTACGCGTGTCGCATTACACCAGGCGATGTAAACTGGGGTAACGTGAATGGCGTCTACAATAGAGCGCGTGTTGTATTACCAGGTTTAGTGAATTACAGAACGTGGCTCGGGAATAGAATGAATACAAATAATATGATAAATAACTATCTCGCACATCTTCGTTCAAGGTTACAGAATATAGGACGCTTAAATTTAGCACCCATCGCCACGGTTCATGGTCAGAACATACAAGCACGTGAGAGTGAGTTGTACAGAGTCATGCATAGAAAACGAACGGCAACGTCCACGGGACCGAGAAAAGCTAGACCCACTCAACAGGGTCCCAGATCCCGTGAATAGCTGGCCCCATAGGAAAAAAAGGTTCGATGGACCACTGACCCGTGTGACTCATGAGGTCCATGAGTATGTGAAAAGTATAAATGGCCCTGGCCTTTGAATTTCGGATCAAAAATAAAAACCATAAAGAGTGGGGCAACTTGTAAAAGTATGTGTAGGATGACCAGTTTTTTATCTCCCGCCAAGGCGTGTTTGGGTCCACGAACGCCCCTCCGGGTGATAAAAAAAGTGCCATTGGCAAATCGGGTGCCACCGCCCAAAAAGCCTCCTCTAATCCCAAAGGGCCAAAATACAGCCTTGTGGTGGCCAAGTGACCGATCCAAAACATCTTTGCCACTACTTAAAACGAAATATGATTTAAGGCTTATGGGTGGGGACGAGGTCACTGGAGGTGACCGACTCTCCTTGGTCCTGCGCCAAATTGCCGACGACATCTGGACCTCCCTCGGCCCTGGATACTCCGAGTCTGTGTACCACTGCGCCTTTGAGGTGGCTCTTCGGGGTCGCCACATCTACTACGAGACTGAGCGTATCGTCCCCGTTTTTTACGAGGGCCAAAACGTCGGTAACGTCCGGGCCGATTTGATTATCGATCGAAAGGCGGTCGTGGAACTCAAGTCGGTTGCGCGTCTCAACGAACAGTACCGAATTCAGACCCGAAATTATTTAAACCTGTTAGGTTTAAACCTAGGGTACCTCATCAACTTTCCGGACAAGAATGTACCGCTGGAGTTTGAGGTCTTGGGCACTTAGTTCCTTCGGGGGGCACTCAGTTCCTTCGGAACTGAGGTCTTAGGTCTTGATAAATTCCCATTCCAATTCTTCACAAATTTTCTTCCAAATTTGGTCCTGAATGTACAACTTCTCCTTGGACTTGAGCAAGGGAAAGCACGGCAGGTACTCGTCATGTCCGAGCAGTTCAACCATCTTGTACAAACAAAAAGAGTAGCTTAAAAAGTTTTTTCTATTTGCCGGTTTATGTTTCTCAAAAGGAGCTTGTATCTTGTGGAACATAAGCCTGAGCTTATCCTCGAGCGCCTGAGGCATTGTGGGTGGCTGTATGCCGTTTAGAATCGTAGATATATAGGGCACGTGTTCGTAGTACTTGGCCCATCCCAGCTTTTTTAGTAGCGTCTTCACCTTTTCGTGAGTAATCTCAGAAAGGTCTTTGATCTTTTGCTTTTTAAATTCAGACCGAAGTTGGTCGATGACCACGTCCGGCACGCTCGTCGACTCTTTGGCCTGAAACTGACTGATCCATTCGTTAAAGTGGTTCTCGCGCTTGTAAGAGTACACAACGTTCTTTTCCATCTCTTGCTCCTCCTTGAACCCCACCTCGTTACAAAGCACAGTCTCAATCATCCCGCATTTCGAACACGCCTCTTCGCTTTGCACGTCGTCAAATATTCGAGAAAACATGGCGCCGCATCCCCTACATGGTTTCATGTGGTCCTCCGTACATCGCATCGTCGTCGAGTCCACCTGGCCCTCCACCTCGGTCATATACCTTTTGTAAATGTCCTGGCGCTGCACACCCTTTCGACTCGACACCTTTAGATTCAGAACCTGTTTGGTCTGAACCTCTTCGGCCGCTTCTGAAGTGTACTCTTTTATTATGGGAATACAGTCCAGAAGATACTCGGCCAACTCGGCTTCGGTCCTACACCCCTGGACCCTTTCGTTGAAACGCGCCTCCATTTTCGACAAGTGACCCTATTGTTTAAGGATCAATTTTTGGCGCCAAATAAAACTTTAGGTCCCCCAAATTTGCAATTGTATACCTAAATATAATTGGCATGTTCTCATTCTCCGAGTCTTGCATCAGCTGTACACTCGAGCACATGTTGGTCGCCTTGGTGAACAGGTTGATGTACTTGAGACTGAATGTGTTGCCCGTACGCTTCACCGGTGGGTCTGGAAACTCAATGCTCGTCATCTGGTCTGCAAAGTCACCCTTGCAGCTCAGGACAAGGGACGTACCGTCACGCACAATGTCCATCTCGACAGCCAGGTTACCCATGTCACGAGTGATGCGCTGGAAATCCACAGAAGGCAAAGTGGTCACGACGTTCATGTGAATGTCTGGAAACTCGATAATGTCCTCGTTAATGTCGAGCAATTTCAGACGAAATTTGGTCGAAGATTTCTTGACGGGATTTTCAATCAAGAGATCCATATAGTCCCGACCCTCGATGCTAATGTCCAGGGTGTCCTGCCCCGACACGCTCTTCAGCAGCTTGTACACGTTGGCCATGTTCAGGCCTGCAGTCAAGTCCGTCTTGCACTCGTACTCTTCAAAGTTGTCCGCACCGAGGTTCATGTGTACGAGCGTGACCCGCGCCGTATCCAGTGTCAGAATGTGGATTCCGTTGGACGTGAAATACACATTGACGTCGTTGATGATATCCTTGAGCACCTCAAAGACCGATTTCAGGGCCGAAGCCTGAATAGTTTTCAGGTGCATTCTTCTCTGTGTTCAAAAGTTTTCAAATCTTTAACGCTGTCCAACCTTTTGATACGCATCCTGAACGTCCCCACCAATTTTAGCTTCTAATTCAGGCGTCAGGCGGGGCTGGAGCGACTCCCCGTACCGGTCGAATTCAAACATTCCGGGATTTTCCGTGCCGTCCAGGTTTGCCCCAGCACCAGAGTCCCACGATTCAAAGTCACACGGAACCATGGACTCGAGCCACGCCTGCACCTCCTGGCCCACCAGCATCTTTCCGTCGTTGGTCACGAGGGTCGGGACGCGCGTAATCTTTTTGGATGGGACACCACCTTGTTCATTTATGTTCCAAAATCGAACAATCTCGAGGAGAGCCGGCTGAGTCTTGATGTACATGAGTATTTCCTGGGACCATCTGCACTTGTCCGAATAGACCAGCAAGGCCATATGATTTTACAGAGTTTTTTTCAATCAATCTTTTTTCGCAGCAAATGGTAATGAAGGACCTGGTCTTGCTTCTCCTAGTGGCCATAATTTTGTTCTTAATTTGGAACGGCCGTCAGGTGGCGCGTTACGGTGGTGATGCCGCCCCCGGTCCTACCGGTCCCTCTGACGCGCCCGTCTCACCTGACGTGACACAGGTTATCCTCGAGGCGATTCAGAAAAAGGCGGGGTACCCACTGGAGACTCTGTTCATCAAAAACACCGGCGATGACACCTACGACGCCCGCTTCATGTTCTTCAACACCGAGGGTTACTTTGGTACCCAGTACGACGTCAAGGCGCGCGTGACTCCGACGGGTGCGGTTACTATCATCAGCCAGTCTGAGACGGCGACGACGGGCGACAGCGACAACCCAGCCTACGTTCCAGACAAGTACCAGCCCTACGAGATGATCGAGGCGAATCTGGACCGCCAGCTCAAGGATGCCCTGAAGGCGAACAAGGGCACACCCGGCGGTCTCATCGGCACGCCCCGTGAACTGGCCAGCGGTGCCTCTGCGCCAGGCCCGTCCCCATCTTATCAGATGTAATTACTAGATGGAAAGGGCCCCGGTTCCTTCGGCCAAAGACATAATAGCCGCAGAAAAGAAGAAGGCCTCTTCGAAAAAGGAGTACTACAAGGCTCTGCTTGAACAATTTTCAAGGAAAATTAAACACTCGGTCGATCTCGGTCTGAAGGAGGCGATCGTGACCGTCCCCCCGTTTTTGGTCGGGTACCCGCGGTATGACCTGGCTGCGACCGTCGTGTACATGTCCCGCCAGCTGGGCCGGCTCGGGTACAAGGTGGAACTCATAGGCCCCTTGGACCTCAAAGTGACGTGGAGACACCGGAAACCGGAGGAGGACACGGAGGCGGAAATTTCAGAACCAACTTGGTTTTTGCCGAGCATTGGCCAACCCCAAAAAGAGGGTCGGCGTCCTGAGCGCACGCAGAAGGCTGAGAGATGTGTACAGCTAG